GCTCGCGTGGCAACCGAAACAGGGGCTTCTGTACTTGTGTGTCACCATATGACCAAAGTAAAGGATGATGCTGTTATCAGCAGGCCAGAGCAGGCTCGGAATATGATTCGGGGTACATCTGCACTTGTTGACGGTGTGCGTTCTGCATTTGCCTTGTGGCAAGTAGACGAAAAAACTTCAGTGGGTCGGTGTAATGATTTAGGCATACCGTATGAGCGAAATCGTTGCTTTGATGGTGCAGTTGTAAAGTCCAACGGTCCAGCCAGTAGGCACATACGGCATTTTATTCGGGATACCTTTACAGGTTTGCTGGAGGACAGAACCGAACAAATTCAGAATCTGGGGCAGAGCAACCAGGCTCAAGCTCGCAAAGATGCTATGTATAACTGGATTTCTGATTGTGAGCGTGACGGTAGAGCCTTGTGTCAAATGGGTGGCGCCGACAGCTTGGCTCAAAGGCAGACAGATTCAGACGCTCCAGCAATTCTTCATTCACTCAGCCAGCATCAAATGGATAGAATTGTTCGGGATTTAATAGCAGAGCGCCGCATTGAAAAATATTCGTTCAGTACATCTGGCGGGCGTAAATGGCTCGGAACTACAAATGGCGTTATGAGCCGTGGTGAATATGAAGCAGTAACAGCGAGGGATAATATATAATGGATATAAAAGACTATGATGGCATGAATCGGGCTTACTTTCTCGACAAGGCAGAGGAGCTTATCAACGGGCAGCGAGCCAAAGATTACGGTGATGCCAAAGCAAACCATTACCGCATCGCTCAGATATGGGAGGTAATCCTGGGGGTGGAGATAACACCCGAACAAGTTTGTGCCTGCATGATTGGCCTGAAACTGGCTCGCCTAGCTAACGACATGCAACAGGACGACACATGGGTAGATATCGCAGGGTATGCCGCGTTAGGCGGTGAGATATCACAGAAATGAGGCCGTGGAATCACAGGCGCAGCACTATTAGCAGAATCACGAATAACAACGAAATTGTTCGGTTTTTATTTGAAGAAATGCACAAGCAGAAAATACATGAGTGTGACATGAGTGAGAGAGTCGGGTTTCATCGGGACACAATGAGGAAGTGGAGGATTCAACACCAACCTCGTATATGTGACCTGGAAGCCTGCTTAGACTTATTGGGTTATAAACTTAAAGTTGTTCGGAAGTAAAAAAACAGGCGAGTTGTTCGGGGTTGCCCGCTCGCCTGCTTTCTTTCGTAAAGACACATCGTAACTTGTGATACATGCCAACGATTAAAAGCATGTACTACGGTCTGCCCGAACTATTCAGACAGAAGGATATGATAGCATGGCAAACAAGACTTACAAGCAAAAACAACAAGAAGAAGAGTATAATAAATGGAAGCGCGAGCAGAGACATAAGCTGCACGATTCTGAAGATATGTTCGGGTTAAAACAAACACACCATACTAGACATGTAAATAAATATTGTTCGGTTTGTGGTAGCCCGCAGGCATGGCGCTCTTCTGACCACGGGATGACATGGCAATGTTTCGCACACGCAAAAGACTAACGATTCGTTATGCACATCGGGATTCGGGCTGTCCAGAAGGCTACGAATCTGGTACATTCCTACACTTTGGCGGTCATCATGGCAGAGGAGGCTACGGTGCGTGGATTAAAGAACCCGAAGAAATGTTCGACCAGGACGACCAGGAACCTGCTGGCGAAAAATGTTCGCCTAATGCCGCAGCGGGTAGTACCGGGTAAAAAAGGAAAAGGTTCGTATAAAAGAAAAGGCCGCAGCAAGCGGTCTTTTTTTATGGGAAAAGGTTACGGTTTGGTTATAGGCACATTAAAATGAATGTATATTAATAATGTAAGAAGTAAATTTTTGGAGAACGAAAATGGAAGTAACTATTAAGTTAAACAAACAAGAATGTTTAATCGCATTAAAGGCCATGAATGCTTTTAGGCAAAAGAATGAAAAAGAGCAGAAACGCTCGGAGCGTAAAGGAATGTTCCCTGAAGAGGGCAGGGCGAATATTTATGAAGTGCATAAATTGGTGCTTGGTACGCTTGGGGAAAAGCTGACAGATGGCTTGAAAGAGGCTAACAAGCTAAAAGAGTAAAAGAAAAGGGCGGTTTCAAGACCGCCCCTTTTCGTTTGTGTAGTCCTCTTGTATCTTGCCTTGACCCTGTAAGTACGTTCCATATGTTCCTGTTCGAGAACCGTAACGCTGGTCAATTTCTTGACCGTATTCCATTTGGTCAAACTCTTCATCTAATAGCAAGATTTTTTCCCATGCCATACGCTCTACCCAATACATTTTTTCCTCTTTACTGAAATTTATTTCACATTATGCTTGACACTAAACTATACTTTACTATACTGTCAATATGTGATGAACAAAAAATGAGAAAGGAATATCACAATGAGCAAATTATATATGGCCTATGGGTCTAACTTAAACAAAGAGCAAATGCGCTACCGATGCCCTACTGCTAGAGCCGTTGGTTCGGCTATGATTTACGGACATGAACTGGTGTTCCGTGGTGTTGCCGACATTATGAAATCTAAAGACCCTAATATGTATATCCCTGTAGGTATCTGGGAAATCGAGCCAGAAGATGAATTATCCTTAGACCATTATGAAGGATACAGAACTGATGGCACGGGTCTGTACGATAAGATTAAGGTGGCTGGTATTATGACCTACACCATGAATACTGACCGCATTTCGACACCTAGCACTGGTTACTTTAACTCTATCCTAACTGGATACCGCGATTTCGCATTGGACACTAATTTCCTGTATGACGCGGCTGGATGGGCTGGATACGATGGTATCAAGGCCGATAACGTGTTTGGATTGGAGATTGCGTAATGAGAGGGTTACAACATTTACAGAAACTTAAAGACAAGATGGACGAAGAAAGACACAAAGAAATCCTAAAGTCATGGGCTGAAAGTGACAAAAGAAGTAAGGCTATGAAAAAGGCATGGAAAACGCGGAAAGCAAAAGAGGCCGCGAAGCCTGTATTGATTAGCAAAAAACTTCAATATGAAAACAAGAAAGCTTATGAAGAGCGGTTGGTTCATCTTGCAAAAAACCCAAGTGACATCACTAAATACGAAATGATGTCATCTTACTTTTTGGACAAACTGTTCTGGGAAATGTTCGGAAAAGGGTGCCATACTCTTAAAGTAAGAAACTTTACTATTAAGAAGGAACTCTTTAACGGCACATATATGAGCAATTCTGGCAAATCTCGGATGGGTTATTTCACGCCCTACTTTAAAATCACAAATGATTTAACGGGAAAGGAACGTGAAATTGGGTCTGAGAGCGTAATCAGACATATCCAGAGAAAAGAAACTTTCGGAACCAATAGACGCAATGACCCTGATAGGAACTTTGGATTGCCAAATAGCAGGGGGTATAAATGAAACATTTTGATGAACTATTGCTGGAAGGGGGCTATCGCGCCCCCTCACCAGCCTGTAAAGCAGTTTACGAAGATATCAACGTAATGATTAGGAAAGCCAAAGAGGGGCTTGCTGACGCCGAATGGAATGATGCGGAATATTGGTTGCTAAATAATAAACGCAACTGGCTAAAGTTTCTGCTTATGGAAAAGCGAAGAGGTGTGGAGCGTTTTATGATTGGCATCGAAGCAATTAAGGAGATTACAGCATGAATATGGAAAAATATTATGGGCAACTTGTAGGCTCTAAAATCATCGGGTTCGAATTTTTTGAAGAAGATGGAGATAAATGGCCTGTATTCTTGTTAAAGAACCTTAAACATGGTCTGTTAAAGGTTGAGGTGAGCCGTGACCCTGAAGGAAATGGTTCGGGTTTCTTATTTATTTCTGAGGATAAAGGAATGAGCAAATGATGTATAAAGGAATGTCTTGGTCGTGTATTTTGTTCGGGTCTGTCCTGTTCTGGTCGTCATATGAACTTGTCAAATATCAGTCTAGTGCGGGTGAAATTATCGCCATGATTTTTGTTGGAGTCATGGGTTCGGTTATGTTCGGGTTAGGCATTTTTGGGCTGTATGAACTATGGCAAAAGAGGGGGTAATTTACTTGCAACTTGCAACTTACATTTTGCAAGTAAATCCGTGCAAGTAAAATGTTCGGCTTTATCAATGGGTTGTGCGTTTACTTGCACAACTTGCAATTTAAACCAAAGTCTGTGCAAGTTAACGTAAGTTATTGAAAACATTTGTACTTACACAACTTGCACAACTTGCATATATATATATATGTATGGGGACATGCAAGTCCCCCATATATACAACCAAAATGGAGAGCGTTTTAATGCCGCAAGCTGGTGAAGATTTAACCAAAGAACAACGTGAGGCAGGGCTGAAAAAGCTAACCCCTCAACAACAAACTTTTCTTGATAAGTATTTCAATGGAGATATGACGCAAACGGGAGCGGCAAGAGCGGCAGGGTATAAAAACGCCTCTGTAAGCGCTGTAAGGCTGTTGCGTAACCCAGTGGTACAGGAGCGCCTAGAGGAGATGAGGCTAGAGGCCAGAACGAAGTATGGCGTCACTGTGGACAAATCTGTTAGGGACTTAAAGAAGATGAGAGACGAAGCGTGGGAACTCGGTAAATATGGCGAAGCTATTCGGGCTGAAGAACTGCGTTTAAAGGCAACTGGACTACTGGTTAATAAAAGCCATGTCATGCACGAGGACGTAACTCAAATGGGTCGAGAGCAAGTGCTTGAAAAGCTTGCAGAATTTCAGCGTATGGCAGAGCGTAGGATGAAGAACGTAACACCAGCGTCAGATGAAGTGGTAGATATAGCAGAAGATAGCGAAGAGAGCGATAAACAGCCATAAAACCCCCTGCGGGGGTCGAGGCGAGGACTTTCGGGTTCGGGAGTCGGGCTTTCAGGCTGCTGTCATAGGGTTTTGTTCGGGTTTTTAGGGTCGGGCCTTTGGGTTCGGCCCTTTTTGCGTGCTGGCCCCTGGAAGACGGGCTAATATGTTCGGGTTTCTGGCTACACTTTCGAGCTGCATCTGTGCTGGCTGCAACAAACACGATGAATTATTCGGGTTCTGGCTGCGACTTCCCCTGGTTGGCTGCGCCGAATCGGCTTTTCACCTGGAGCTTCGGGCCGAGCACACGAACAATTGTTCGCCTAACCGAAGCTCAGGCCCGGTGAGTTGCAGCACGAAAATTTCTGTTTGGCAGCGGGCAGCCAGCGTCAAATGATTGACATAAAAAAATGTATTTTTTGCTTGATTGTATGAAAATAGTTTCCTATATTATATAGTGTAGGCGGTGAATGAGTTGAACTGTCACTGTACTAAGTTACAAACTTTGAAAGGCTAACGTAGCCGTCTACGCTTTGTGAGAACTGGAACTAGACGAGGACAACATGGACTACAAGAAACTAGAAATTCAGGAGCACTTCGATGAGTGGTTGGAAGAACAGATTATTCATCAGGGCGGTGACTGGGTCATGGAAAACCTAGACGACCTACATCACAAGTGTTTTAATACTGACTATTATATTATTGGCACAGGGAAGGCCATTGAGTGGATGGGTAGCAAGAGCTGGGAGATTATGGAGTTCGTGAAAGATTACGAAGAATATAATTTTGGAGAGTTGTACACCGACCTAACCAATCCTGAAAAGCTCGTTAATATGTATGCCTACATCATCGGTGAAGAAGTAGTAAACGATTACAGAGCAAAGAAAGAAGCCGCTTAACCAATCGCCCGCCCGTGCGTTATCGGGCTTCCTCCCAAACTGCCCCCGCTTCGTGCGGGGGTTTTTTTATGTCCGACCGCTGGCGCAGCTCCGGGATATGTTCGGGATTCGGGCAACCTGCCCCCTGGTTCGGGGTCGGGTTGTTCGGGTTTCGGGCTTCGGGTTCCAGGTGCTGGCAGCAAATTGTTCGAGTCGCAGCGCCGTCTTCCCAGGCAGCAGCGAAAAACCCGAACAATTGTTCGCAAAATGCCAGCTGGAAGCGGCAGCGTCTCATCAAAAAAAAATCGAACAATTGTTCTTTTTTACTATACTATGAAACGTTTTTCCTGTACGGTTATATAGTGAGAACATTTTAGAAGGAAAAAAACAATGTCACATATGAATAATGGTTTTATGGTTTTTGGTTTAGAGTGTGAAATAGACGATTTGTCACCATCACGCGCAGAACGTGCTTTAACAGATGCTGGTCTGGATGCGGTTTGGGTTACTACCGATGCATCCAGTGGCGTAACCGCTGAAATAGTATTTCCACCCCTGCCATTTTGTACGCGCTCAAAAAACTTTGTGGGGCGCGTTTATGAGACGCTGGAAAATGCGGGCGCAACTATCTCGTCTGGATGTGGTCATCATGTACATTTCAGCGCGTCTCAAGTAACTAATTGCACGATGGATGAATTTTTTGATGATGCAACAAATCGCGCTCGCAATACTTCATATAATGACCCGAATGGTGCAAAATTTCCCGATGGTGATTTATTTGGTGATGCGATGCCTTTTGAATTGGTTAAAGATGTGGTTTATAGATATGGAACGCATCAAGATGAAGTAAACCGCATTTTGCCGCGTTCGCGTCATGATAACAGGATGTGCAATAATCTTTATAATAAAGTGCGTCATAACAATTTCGATACCATTATCACAATGGGCGATTTAAACGCGCATCTTGGTGGTAAGTTTTGCGCCATAAATGTTTCGACATATAATACACATGGCACAATAGAATTCAGACAACATGCAGGAACATTAAACGCCCATAAAATATGGGGCTGGATTGAACTTATTCATAATATGTTTGTTTGGTCTGATGGCGAGCGGTTGGAATATAACGCGCAATCTTCAACAGATGTCCAGCCTTTCCGCCCATCATGCCGTAACGGTGTGGCATGGTCTATGTGCCGTACTAGCAATGGCGCGTCTGTTCAAGAATTAATGAATGCTATCGGCTGGACACCGAACAATGTTCGCAGAACTATTTCAGAATGGCGTTCACGGTTTGGCGATGATATCGTTCAAACCATAGGGCAACAAAATAATGGCGCATCGTATGGCGATGGCGATACTCATACGCGCTATATAATACGCGAGACGCTGGGCAATAGCGTGTCAATAATACCAGCTAACCGCGCTGGACAAACTGGCATATGGGCAGGCTTATCAGATGAATGCTTTGAATATATGCAAGAGCGTATCAGAGAATTATCCCGATAATATCCAATCAACCAAATAAACAATGGGCGCAAATCGCGCCCATTTTTTTATGCCTACCTGTTCGGCATCCTTCTGGCGACTGTCAGAAAATTGACAGGTACCCTAGACCCAAGTGTCAAAAATCTGACGGGACTGTCAAAGACCCGACACCCCCCTCTGTCAAAATTTTGACGCGGAGCACTTCGCACCCTGTTTTACAAAAACGACCACACTACTCTTGACACTGTGGGAAAGATGTTTCATATTGTCAATATATTGACAGTCATAAGGAGGATAGTATGACAGAGACACGATATAGATTAAACATGGGTGAGCCGTTTGAGTTCACTGCCAACACTGACGAACAGTTCTTAGGTACCCTACGCCAGAAACATATGTACGCTAAGAGCGATGACCAGGCTTTTTTGCGTCAGGTAGCTGCTACGGCTTGTGAGTGGACGGGTAAATCAATTAATTTTTCAGATGTAGCGTCATTTAAGCGTAGTTTAGAAGATGCTGGCGTCTTGGAGGTTGTAAATGGCTAAAAGATTAGCGCAATCTGATTGGACGGCAGATGATTTAAAGGCGAAGCGGGAGGCATTGGGCATGAATAAGGCCGAGATGTCTCGTAGGCTTGGCGTTACTTATCGTCAATACATGTATTACGAGAACGGTCACACTAGGGTTAGCAAGGGTTTAGAGCAGTTTATTAATGATTTGCTTAATCCAACGGGCAATGACAAAGAAAAGTCTCAAGGTACCCTGAGTGATTTTGACAAAGACAGGATAACTAGGCTTTTAAACGCCTTGCAAAACCACCCCCTTGATGATTTAGACGAGAGGACGCAAAAAATTTTACGTCAAAGTTCTGAAGAGTTAGTGCTGTTGTTGTCAAAACTTGAGAATTAGCATATGATTGTCCTGTCAAATTAATTTGAGGCAGGCAAATGGCACAAAACAAACCGATGGGTGCGGGAATGGCTCCGCCCCCGGCTTCTCCCGCTAATCCAACAGCGTTAAATTTCCAGAGCGACCCTAATATGCGACAGCAGTTCAAGGGTTTTATGTCTGGTTTATCAAACAGGCCGATGCCGCAGCCTATGCCTGCG